CTTTTGACACAATTGCCTCAAATTCCACAATTCATCGCTTCCATTCAATCGCTTTGGAATAACATGATCAATGTGCATGACACCTTCAGTTGTGCCACAGATTTGGCAACATCCATCACGCTTGAGTACAGCTTCTCTGATCTTACGCCAACGGCTTGTGCTGCCGCTTTTCCATGCTCTTGACATCAATGCCACCCATGCTTTTGCCAATGAGCAAAAGCTTTACAGCTTGAGCCTTGGTATCTGTGGTGGATGTATCTGAGGCTCCAATCAATCATGCGAAAGCCATCAAGGTTTCGATACTTTGTGTTTCGCATCTGACCTAATCCAAAATGATTGCCATTTGGATTGATTGCTTCAACACGCCAATTGCTTTCTTTTGTGATGAGCTGATTAAAACATTGGAATTGTTTGTAATTCACAATCCTTGAGTGTGCATAAAGCTTTAATGAATCAATGCTTGCTTTTGCATCGTTTGTGGCACTAGCCGGTGTTGTGCTAACAACACATAGCGCGGCCAATAGCACCAAGCATCGCTTGCGAGCTATCCGCCACAGCGGCTCGCCCACGAGCATGGAGCGTAACAACAAAGTCAAATACCGCGCAACATTGAGCGTGCTGTTGGGCGTTTCCAACAGCCTGTGGATGATGCCTGTGGATAACTTTTTCATTTGCTACCCCATCCGCTACCTTTGAAAACAGCTGGTGTTGCTGCCCAAATGCGTGTCATCGGAATTGCACAAGCCATGCAATTACCGGCATCTACATCACCATCAGCATCGATGGCACGATTGATGATTGCCATTGTGCCGCATTGATCACATTTGAATTCATAGGTTGGCATCTGAAAGCTCCTCAATCCTGTCATCATCGACAAGCTTGATCCCAAATGTGCCACATCCCATGCATTGGGCGAACCATTCATGCTCTGTTAATTCTGCACCTTTTTTTAGGCCATGGCGTTGCTTAGCCTTGCCATAAAGCTTTTTGCAGATTGAACAATCAAATTGCAGGATGTGCATAGTTACTCCTCATCAAAGTCTCGATCGGTTGGAGGTTGATTTGTGGCACGCTCCAATTGTTCTGTGATGCGTTTCGGTAGCGTGGTTTTTTGCACACGGCCACGGGAATCCAGCCCACTATGTGCATTTTCGGTGAGTTGCCAGTAACCAATACCGCAATGTCACGATCATGTCGATCTGATTCCTGAATCCACAAATTCGAGTGAGGATTGGGAGACCATTTGACCTCGATGTGCTCGCCCACATCAGCTTGTTCTTTATCCCATGTCATGCCGGGTGTGTAGTCGTATCCCAAAGCTTTGGCCACAATCCATTCAGACACCATGGATTCAGCGTTTTGAGCTACATACTCAAACCATGAGAGATTTCGCACAATCCTTGAGCTGTGATCGGCATCCCGATCCTTGCAATGATCGATAGCTGCAATTATGCATTGGATTTCCTCCATGCGTGAAATCATCGGCAATCACCACAAAACCAAATGATGTTGTCTTTTGAGTCATAGCCTTTTTGGTATCCAAATTTGTCAAGCTTTCTCAGCTGTGAACATTTGTCGCATTGCTCGATTTTGTACTCCTCAACAATTTCGCCATTGCAAAACAGCCTTGCCATCATCTCTTGAGGATAAAGGATTTCAATGTAGTCGCTCATACTTGTGGTTCCCATTTTCCACGGCTTGTAAATACATACCAAAGCGGATCGCATTGATCTGGCTTTTTGCCCACGCATGAATAATTTGCCCACTCTTTACCGGTTTTGGCCGATGTGCCAGTACGCCACACGCGATGCCCATGTGAGCATTGAGGTGCCTCTTGTACGAGCTCTCCACCCAATTGCTTGGCAATCTCATCCATCGATGATCCGAGTGATGGGATACCGGCTTGCTCGGCCTCACCGGCTGTTTTGTAGCTTGGCACATCACCATGCTTGGTTGTCCAATAGTCGTAATCCGTTGGCTTGGTTGCATCATTAATTTTGACTTGCTCCATGACCTCTTTTGTGGCCTTTTCCGTGCCACCCATAACCAAGGCCATCACGCGCATCAAAGCTGATGTGACAGTATCCTCAACAAACCAGCGTTTCATGTTTGGGTTGTATGCCTCACGATAGCCAAAAGCGTAATCAATACCGGCTGGCTCTATTTCCTCTTGATTGCGCCATGCTTTAGCTTGTACCAGCACATAGCCTTTTTCGGCATTAAATTCGATGATGTGCGCCTCAAGCCGACCTTGTGCAAATGTAACAATCCAACGATCCGTGCGATCTTTGTTGCCTTCGTAGTTTTCTAGAAATCCGGCCATTAGTTGTCCACCTTCTCATTGAGTTGAGAGATGTGGCGTGATACCGCCCGGCCTCGTGTATAGCCTTGTCGCTGGCCTTCTTTGAATCCGACCGAATAAGACATGACAGCCCATAAGGCTCCAGCGATGACCATTGCGATCACAATTGTTGCTTCATTCATTTTGTTGCTCCCGATTCTGGGAGCCGCGTATCAGCTCCCGAAACAGAGAGTGACAGGATCAGCCGACAAATACAACAATCACGCTCAAATCACGGCGTGTCGCTACAACAATTTTTCAATGATCATGTCCAAACGAGTTTCAATCCGATTGACTTGATCTTTGATGGAATTGCCACCATTGGGATGAAATTCAGCCATGATCGCTTTGACCATAAATTTTGCAGCTGAATAGATAGCGGCAATGACCGCGATGACACAGCCAATCACCGCCACCCATTCATTTGGACTCATTCCCCAATTCGTCCAAATTTTGTGTCAGCTGGATTAAGCCAGCGCAAAATGACCGGCACAACGGCTGCAACGCCACCCATTGCCATTTGCTCCAATGTGCCTCCGGCCATGTACACGGCCAATGCAGCTGCTATGTATGAGCGTGCCCATGAGGCCGCCATTGCTTTGAATTTTTCTATCATTTTTCTCCTTTTGGTCGATCCGGTAAATCACCGGAAAATGGCTCATAAATGGGCCGGCCGTAACCGACTACAAATGAGCGTGCTCCCAAAGCTCGTGATTTCACCATTACTTCTCCACCATTGCGCTGATCCCCACCGCCCGATGTGTTGCCTTCAATAGTCACGATTTGTTTTTCCGATGCCCGGATCACCAAGCCAATGTGATTGATTGTAGTTTTTTCATCGATAATGAAATCAAAGAAAACAAAATCACCAATCTTTGGCGTGGTGTGCCATTGCTTGGCTTTTTTAAATGCCTCGGCACCAGCTTTTGTGCTGACAACATTTGGCACCTTTACACCCGCTTGATCGGCACACCAATTCAAAAATGAACCGCACCATGGCAGCTTGTCGGCTTTCATGTGCTTTCCGTATTTTGTCTCATTGTTGCCAATTTCAGCCGTGCCAACCTCAGCAAGCGCGATCTGAATCAACCGAGGCAATGTGCCTTGTGGAAATGTCAACCCAATGATTCCAATTCGCTTTCGTGTGCATCGATAGCGGCTTCAAGAATTGTCAATGCTTTTTCAGCATTTTCAACACCTTCCTCATTGTCTAATGATTTTGCTAATTCTGCGTTGATTGAATGTTGATAAGCTTCCTTGGCAAATTGAACCAATCGACTTTCAATCAATTCTTTTTTCTGTTCATTTGTTAAGTATTTATTAAAATCAATCGTCATAATTGTCTCCTCAGTTTCCACTCATAGTTAGCCAATTGGTGCCGTCTGACACCAAAGTAATCCATTTTCCAACTGTTGCGGCAAGAATAGCAGTTCCAGCTGCGCCGCCACCTAAAGGCACAATGTTTGAAGCGGCGGAAGTAATGGCTTGAGCTTGCCAGTTGGTAAAATGTATCTCTCGACCTGCAAACGCACTTGCACTAGGCATGGTCACAACCAGCGCACTTCCAGATTTGTTATTGATCAGCCAATTTTCAGTTGTGGCAACGGTGAAATCTGAAGTTTTCGCAATTGGAGCTCCACGACCTAAAGAGCCTTTTAAGTCTAAGAAATCGTTTGAAGTTAAGGCTAACCTATAAGTTCCTGCGCTATTTTGAATTTCAAAATAGTTTCCAGTTTGAGAAGCCGCGCCTTTAACCAATAAACCAATGTCAGCAGCGGTCGTATTGACAATGTAAGTCATTGAACCCGTGGTATTTGTTCCACCAATTCCAACTCGTCCAGCCATAAAATTAGCGGCTGTTCCAACCATGTAGATGTTCCAAACGCCTGTTGCAGCTGCCAAACTGCCGTGGTATCCAAAGTTGTTCGTTGCACCAGTCAGTGATGAAGCAACTTGGAATCCGTATTGGTTTGTCACCGTTGCAGAAGCACCTTTTGTTCCTTGCGCTGCACCGTAGTGAATAATTGAACCCAAAGTAAAAGCAGAATCAACTACTGACGGGAATGTTGAAAACATTTGTGCGCTTGTTGTCACATCTGACTGAATTTGATTGTTATTGTAGATACCGTAAGAAGTAACTGCCCCAGTCATTGAACGACCAATGCGCATTGTTGTTCCAACGGAAGCAGCCGCACCAACACCAATGCCGCCTGCTGAATCAACCCAAAGTCTTGTAGTTAATGTTCCAGCACTAGACATTGTAGCCATTGTAATTCTTGCGGGAACAATTCCTGTTGAAATCGTTCCTTCGGCTTCACTAAGGATTCTCGTACCTTCAACCATGTTCGTTCCGTCTGCACCTGCAAATGAAATTCCACCAAGTTGATCGCCAGCAATTACAGCCGTTGTATTAGCACCAATTGTTGTCGCACGGGACTTTGATAAAATGTTAAAAGAACCTGTTGTGTCGGCACTATAACGAGCATTTGAAAATGCAGTTGTGTTATTGGTTGTGCCTAAAATTTGAAAAGGTGCAGTAATAGTTGAGGCACCAACTTTTGTTGAAGCGACTGCAGTCGAACCGACTATGACACGACCAGTGTTGTCAATGACAAAAGGCGTTGAATCTGTGCTTGCTTGATCTTCAACTATAAATGAATCACCAGTTCCAGCATTTGTGATTTTCAAAGGTACTGTTGTGCCGCTTGCAATTGAAATTGCTTGAGCAGCTGAAAAAACATTGGCTGAAGCCAAATCAAGTGACAAAGTGACCGCACCACTTGTACCCCCGCCGCTTAATCCTGAACCCGCTGTGACCGCTGTTATGTCACCAATGTCATTTGTGATCCATACAAAATCCATGTCGGTGTTTGAATTTTTTGAAAGTATTTGTCCCGATGTGCCGCCTTTAAGATCGGCTAACGATGTATCAACCGCCTGACCAAATACCTCAAAATCAGCCGGCAAATCCGTGACCAAATCTGTCGGTTGTGGCATTTGCCACCCAAAATTCGATGTCGGGTTGCTCACTTATTTCTCCTTACGCTACGACTAACGCATCAGCCCAAATAAGGCTGCCGCTGATTGTGTTCCATTGTTCTGCAATTGGTACATCCTGCCATTGCATGGCTTGCAATGAAAATGCCAATGGAGAAAGAATAGCCGTTACAGACACGCTGTTATACGCGGCACGCCATGTCCAGCCTTCAACAAAACCAAGGTATGTGCCAGCTGCCATGTTGAGCGGCAAATCATTGATACGCAATGGCAATCCCATGAAAATGTTGATCAAGGCATCACGATCAGCATCATCAATTTCCGGGTTTGTAAGCTCAAATGTGATTTGATTGAAATTGGCCTGTGGGTATGCTCTCAGCGTTAAGTAAAACGCCGCCTGACTTTCGGCATCGACTTGATTTTCAACTGTTGTGGTGATGATTTGTGCCAATCTGCCATACAAACCAATTGATGTCGCATCAGAATCAACCACCTCATTTGTTGAATTGCCTCCGTATTTCAACACAATTTCGTTTCGGATGTCTCCGGCACGAGTTTGCACCGATAGCGAATTGGCTATGGCTTGAGCGGCTGACAGGTCGGTGTAACCATTTGTAGCCAAATAAATTGATCGATGATCGGCTGAAGCATAGGAAATTTGACCCAATGCGTTTTCGTAAATGTAACCCAATCCCGATGTTGCCAAAGCTGACACCAATGAATACACATCAATTGTTGATGATCCTCGATTGGCCAGCTCATAACTACCAGGTGTGTCAATCTCACCCAATCCCGTGTTTTCAGCATTTTGCCATTGAGTGGTTGGATCGTAAGTTGCCCATGTTAAAGCTGCCGGCACTTCATTCCATGAATTGATCAAAAGATCGGTGAGAATCGATAAAATTTGATCGCCATCGTAATCCTTGACCAAAACACCATCAGTCAAAGCTTTTGGCAATCTGGCCAATGCTCCCAATGCCAAAATCGAAACCGACTGATTGATTGCCACAACACCCGATGCAGCAATGCCAATGTCAAATTCCACGACTGTGCCGCCAAAAATTGGCACAAATGTGGCTGTTGAGTCTTGCAATTCAATAGTCACCGCATCATTGATTTCAATGTCGATGATTGATTGATCAAGGTTTATCAATTCAAGATTGACATACCCGGCATTTGCCTGTTCATAAATGTTTGTCCGACCTGATGTGGCCGTGAGATTGGCCAAAACATAGTTTGTGTACTCAATGCCACCAATTTTTACGCGCCAAATTGGATTGAAAATACTCATGCACTCACCAAATTAGTTGCACCATTTGTGCCGCGATAAAATGAATTGTTCAAGGTTTCCACAATTGTTCGTGCTGTGCCTTCTTTGTCAAAAGCTCCGGTGACAGTTAAATTGATGGTTGTTCCCATCGATGCAGCTTCCTCTTTACGGAATCGACCCGGATTGAAATTGCTTGAAACTGCTGTGTTGGCTGCCGATGCTTTGGCTACCGCTGCCGCTGATGCCGCTACATTGGCAACGGGCGTAGGTGTTGGCGTAGGCGTAGGCGTAGGTGTTGGCGTTACCGCTGGCTTAAAACCGCTTGGCAATGATGCAGCTGGTACTGAAATGCCACCAGTAGAGCTTGATCCGGTCGATGTGCCAATTTTGCCAATGCTTGCAATGTCCGGACCCGGCTTGATCAAATTCAGGCCTCTGATCACAAGATTTATGCCATCAATTGCGGTGTTAATGATTGTTTTCAAAGCACCCAAAACATTGGAAATCAAATTCAAAATTGTGCTTGCTATTGTGCCGGCAACATTAAAAGCGGCTCCAATGACATTGCCAATGATTGGTGCAGCTGCCTTGACCACATCAAAGAAAGCTTGAAATTCATCTTTGTTTTCAATTACTGTGTTTTTGATCTTGTCGAAAGCTGATCTTAAACCTTCAAAAATTGGCTGCACAAAACCTTTGATGCCATCGGCTAAAGCCGTGAGTGTGCCGCCCATGCCATCCTTTTTTTGTCCGAAAGCATCAGCAACCTTTTGCACAATTGGAATAACCTTGTCTGAAAATAAAGTGGCCAATTCCAAAACGACAGGCAAAAGAGCTTGTCCAATTGTAGTTTTGGCGTTTTCCAATTGAGCTGTGAGAATTCTTGTGCGGTTGGCTAGGCCATCGCTGGTGCGCTCAAAATCGCCTTGTGCGGCTGATGTCTGTTTGTAAATCAATGCTTGAGCTGCCAGCACCTTTTGCTGTGGTGTCAGAGCATTTTTGGTTGTGTTGACAATGCCTAATTCCAAAGCGGCTTGGCGTAATGAAGCATCATCCAACAAAACGCCGTATTGGCGCAATGGTTCAGCCTCGCCACGCAATGCCGATCCAATGGCGTTGATGGCTTGCTCTGGTGATGTGTTATTGAAAGAGGCTAAATCGGATGAAAGCTTCACAAAGTCAATTGAGAATTTGCTCAAATCCTTGCCGCTTAATCCGGCAGACTTTCCAAATGTCGCAAATGTAGCGGCTGCATCCAATGCCTGTTGCTTTGTCTGACCTAAAGAGGTTGCGGCACCCGATGCAAATTTCTCAATGTCATCAGCTGTGTCACCGAATAAAACGCCAACCTTTGAAATTGTCTCGGACAAATCTGATGCAGCTTTGACGGCATCGACACCGATTTTCAAAGCCATGGCACCAGCTGCGGCAGCTACGGCAGCAAAAGCCAATGCCGCTTTCTTGCTGAAATCACCAATTTTGCCGGCAAATCCATCGACATCCTTTGAGCCTACATTGAGGCTCTTTTTGAGTTCATCAACATCAGCAAGGATCGAGAGCTTGAGTGTTCTTGATTGACCGGCCATCACCACTCCTTCAAAATCTTAGTAAATGCATTTTCCCATTGATTGATGATGTATGGCTGCTCGGCACGCAATGTCGGATAGATAAACCATCCGGTTGATCCTCGGCCGTATCTGCCAGACCACACCGGGAATTGCTTGAATTTGTTTGATCCAAATTCGTAACCGCCCCAAAGCTGTTGAGTTGTACCGCCACCGCTGAATTTTTGAGATACAAAGCCGTAGCTGATTTCGCCTACTTTTGATGACTTGCTCACACGCGATCCTTGTGCAATGCGGATTGCCGCCTTATTTGGGCGAGCACCAGCGGCGGCCGTGACCTTTGATTGCACATAAGTGGCCAAGCCATTTGAAACGCCTTTAGCCTCGGCAACAGCTTGTTCATCCATGGCTTTGAAAGCACGGATGATACCGCGCAAATCACTCTTGTTGTAAGTGATTGGTTCAATTGCCATTTTTGATCCTTAGTATCTCAAAAGCGGTTAAAATGTCCTCCGGTGTTTGAAACTCTGATGGTGACAATCCCGTGTCGATAGCCAATTCCCAAATGATCCGGTTTATTGTTCCCGGCTCGTAGCTTTTGGGTTTTCGGTTTCTCCCATGTTTATGTCAGTTACAGATTCGCACCACACTTCAAAAGGCTTCACAGGCTTTCCGGCCGATTCGCGCTTCATCGCGTGATACGCCAAAAACATCAAATCGGCAATGCCCAATTTCTCAGATACTTGCTGAATCGTGTTTCCGGTTTTCTGCTCCCATTTCATCCACTCTGGTGGGAGCGCGGTATAGGTCGCGCTCTCACCATTGGTAAATTCCATCGTGATTGCTAGTTTCATGCTCCCGATCTCCTTTGTTAGCTAATTGTCAAAACAGGTGTTGTCACACAGGTGAAAGCTAGTGAGACAGTTTGTGCATCCGGTGCTGTGCCACCAGCTGATGGAAAGATTGGTTGCACAGAAAATGCAAATGATGCGCCTGTATCGGCTACCAAAACAACAGGTAATGCTGTATTTGGTGCTGATGATGCAGCTGTCCAAAGAGCTTCACAAAGTGATCCAGCTGCGCCCCAATCAGCAAGCATTTCGACCGCAAATGATCCTTGCGAATCAGTCGTAAAATACGCCTTGCCATCGAGTGTCTGGTATGTATTGACTGTTGAATCAACAGTTAGTACAGCTGATGTTGCCTGTGCATCGAAATTGTCACTGTCAATTGTGAAAGTGATGTCTCTGCCAGTGATGATTGTCGTTGCCATTTTTTCTCCTTAGTTGGTGTAATAGGTGCTGACTTGTAAATCGGCTGTGAGGTACTTACCGGCACCGACTTCCAATGGTTGAGGTTGATTCACATTGCCGACTTCATAACCAGCTGGCATTGCGCTGATGATGTTGATCATCAATGTTTCGAGATTGTCCAAAGCTGCTGCATTGTTGGCATAAGTGACAACACCAGTCACAGTCAAATTGACTTTGACTTTTGTTGTTGCGCCATTGATCAAAAGACTTTCCAAATAAGGTGCATCCGGAATTAAACAGATTGATGGGCTGGTCATTGTCTCTGGGATGCCGTTGTACACATTGGCAGCAATGGATGAAAGCGCATTTTTAAGTGGTGTGCGAATAACCGATTCAATGCTCATTGACACATCGTTTCAACATCTAAAAATGGCCCAAGGAGGCCAATGACTCTGTTGCTCAAGCTGCGGCCAAGCACGAATGGTGCCGGCTGAAAATTATCGGACATGATTTGGTTGCCGGGAGCTGTAATGCTCTGAAAAATCTCGACCGCCACAACCAAAATTGCATTTTCAATTGGCGGTGTGGATGCGTATAAAGCCGCTGCCGATCCACCGCTCAATGTAGCTGTTGCCGTTGGAATAAACGGCAATGGATAATCACGATCAGCGGCCGCTGTTGCAGCTGTGAAAGTGTATGGCTCAATCCGATCATCGGTGACTGTATAAGTCGCGCTGTAAGCTCCGGCCCCGGTAACAACAACAGATTGACCCGGCACAAAATAATTTGGCCGCATTGTGGTGAAATAAATGACGGAATCACTCACATTGGCAAAAGTCACCGATGATTGGTATTGCGTAAGTAAAGGCAAAACTGTTTGCTCAGCGGAATCTATAAATGAATCCAATTGAGCATCACTATACAAAGAAACCGAGACACCCAAAATTTGTCTAAGCTGTGAGGCTGTAACTATTGCAGGCATCTCGGTTCCTTTCGTGTCAGTAGCGTTCGGGAGCGACCGCTACCGATTTTGATTTATTTATGCGAGGTTGTTCCAAGTTGCACCATTTGCAACTTTGGTGGCCAGCGCACCATAACCATAATACAAAATGTCGATGGTTCCGTCAGAATTGACATTGGTGCGTAGCGTAAAGCGTGGAGATTCGTACCATGTGTATGAATCTGGGTTGATGACAACCATTGAAAGATCGCCTTCAGCTGTTGTTGATCCAGCTACACCGATTGATCGTGAAACATGGAGATTCAGACCCGGTGAAACTACACCGCGCAATGATCCGTTTCCAACATTTCCAGCCTGATTTGATGGATTAGCCGCATTGTATAGCGGTGCTCCATTGTCGTTATAACCCATGATGTTTCCCCATTGTGTTGGTGAAACTACAAGTGAGCGAGCAAATCCGAGTGATGCGCCATAAACATTTGCTACGGCCTTTGATGTGTATCCAAGGAATCCGGCTGCTGTGTTTGCTGATTGTGCTGTTGTGTTAGCTGCTGCCTGAATAGCTGCTGTTACATAAGCATCTGTCTCTTTTGCATAGGCAAATTCAAGATTCTGGAGCAACGCTGTTAAGTATTCTGGACGGCTGCGGTCGATCAATTCGACTGTTGAAATTGCGCGGCCTTTGAAAGGCTTGACAGAAACAGAAAGAAATGTTGCTGATAGTGATGATTCTGTAATTGCATCGCCTTCATCGATCTGATCGACTGTTGGCACAGCGGAAATTTTCGGGATCTCAAATGTCATGCCTTCGCTCACTAGGCTTTCGCGGCTGATTGCATCAATCATGCCTCTGTCAGCGTTTGCAAGTGCGTTGATCACATTTGTGCTTTGTGGTGTTGGGATCATGCCGGGAGCTGTTGATGTTGTGTTGTCAGCTGCCTTTACATACTGGCGTGAATCCTCATCATGCAAAATGCTTGCCTTGAGGTAGTGCTCAAGGTATGAAACCTTGTCCACGATTGGTGAGCGAGGTGCTGTGTAATAGGCTGGGCGTGATGCCTGTACAGGTGCGACTTCTGGAGCTGCTACCGGTTCAACGGCAGGAGCGGTGACTTGTTCGGTAGTGTTATCCACTTTGTCTCCTTCATTTGTGTTTGTTGTATCTGCAACTGTGTCAGTTTCAGAATCCTCTGATGCGGCTACCTCAGAAACGCGAGCTGATCGCACAGCTGGTTCAGTAACCAAAGCGACAGCTGTGAGCTGCCCATTGAGCACCTTCATGGTGCCATCCTTTTGCATTTCGTAATTGTCCACGGCCAATTCAATTGAAAATCCGTCACGCAATCCAGTCATTGCTTCCTCCAACGCATCTGTGCCGGCTGTTGTATTGGCAATGCGAAATGTAGCCGTCATTTCTTTGTCATCAACAGACATGGCAACGCTGCGCCCAATTCTGCGTGTATTGTCATGCTCAAGGTTAAGAAACACATCCTGTGGCTGAATTGATCCACGAGCAAAAATAACCTTGCCTGTTGATGCATTTGCGTGCTCATTAAAAGCAACGATGCGACCGCTGATTGTGCGAGCATTTGAATCAGCTGCGGTGATTTGCATTGGTGTTGTCAGCTTCATGAGATCATGTCCTCCATTTGTCGAATTTCATCGGTAGTAATCGCACCGATTTCAAATAAAATCTTGTAAATTTCAGCACGCTCTTTTTCTGATCCGCGCAAATAAGCTTTCAAATCAAATTCCACGCGCTGTGTTGATGGCGTGAAATCCGGCATTGATAAACGACTGGAAATGCTGTTCATCAGCGGCAAAAGTGAAAAATCCAACAAAGTTTGACGCGCCGTTTGGGCGTTTGCATAGGTCATGGATGATCCAGTCGGCGCATCAATAAAATAGGCCGGAATTCCCACGGCTCGTGCAAGTTCGGTTGCAATGATTTCGCGTGCAGCATTGAGGCCGATTTGCTCTGGTGTAAATCCAACTGTTGTCAGCTCAACATCAGCATTTAGAAAAGCTGTGCCACGATTTCTACGAGCTGCGCCCCATGCATCAAGTAATTTTGCAATTCGATCAGCTGGCAACGCTGTGCCATTTGATTTCAAAACCATCGATGGCACCGGCTCTTTTGCATACATTGCAGCTGCTCTTTCGAGCTCTGCACCAGCACGGATTGTGCGACCAGCTCGGTTCAATAAACCTTCATCGTTGCCGTAAAAAACCACAAGTGATCCGACACCAGACATTGGCACACGAGTGCCATCGACTGTGTAATACTCAATCTGGGTGCCGATTGAATTTAAGAAAACACCGACACGATTTGGAGCAACGCGCCACATTTGGCGCACGCGGCCTGTGTCGGCAAACAAATCAATGACTTGAAAATACGAAAATCCTGTAAACAGTAAATCCTCACAAGCCCACACCCATGATGCGGCTCCTGGTACTCGCTTGTCCGGATCAGAAATGACAACCGGTTGATCAATGATTTGTCCGGTTGTTTTGTCACGAGTGATCAATGGAATCGTTGCAATTGAATTGCAAATCATGTTTCGTGCGCGAGCAATTGCTGGCACACTCATTGCCTCCTCGCGGCTTGCGATGTAATCAGCTGCACCAAACGGATAAAATGCATCCAATGTCGGTGCTGGCCCAATTTGTGCAGCTACATCAGCACCGCGCTGAATTGCAACGGCTTCAATGGTGCGCTTTCGGTCAAATAATCCCATGGAGACATTTTCTCAAAATGTCAAGGATCAACCCACCAAAATGTCAATTTCGTTTTCTGGGCGTGTCGCAAAATGAGTACAAAGTGCGGCTGCTACGGCAGCGGTCACGCTGGTTTGGCTCGCACGCCTACCAATAACCCAACCGCCATCGCCTCTACGCAATTGCACAGCTGAAAGCATTTGCTCTGTGAGTGCCGATTGATTTCGGTGCTTAAGCCGACCGCTATTGATCGCACCCAAAAGCTCATCACAACTTTGAGGATAATCGGCATCCATGTCATGGATTGGAATACCGGCCGGCTGCATACGCGCTGCAACAGCTCCCGATGTGCGCCGGCTGTAGAGCAAATACTCAATGGGGTATTTGCGACAGTATGAGGCAGCATCATTGGCAATTGCCCGAATCATCAAGCTGAATTGTATTTTCCCATGTATGCAACAACTTAATCACAAAGTTTTCCGAGCCAAGCTTTTGGGCGGCAACTAATGAAGCGTGTTTTCTATCCGGTGAAATGTCGATGGCCATCCATGTCAATTTTTCATCATCAAGGTCGATTGATTCATCGCCACAAGCTTGCCACTCTTTGGCACCAATCACGCTTGAGATTGTTTGCACCCATCGATTTAAAACCTCTGTCATTACAACATCGGGAGGATCATTGAAAACGGCTCGGATGTTATCGGGGTGAATTGTTATGCCAAGGCCGGGATTGGCAAAAGCTGCATTTTCGAGCGAAATCTCATCGGTTGGAGCTGACCACTCAAAATAACCCACATCATCTGATCCACCAGCGGCAGCTGCCAATCCGCGTTCACGCAAAAGATTCAAAACGACCGAATGAGAATCACCAGCTGAGGAAAAGCAATTGACCTGTGGATTTTTTGCTGCCATTAAGGTGTAGCGCATAGCGGCAAAAGTTTCCATGTCATGTAACTCTCGGATTTCATCCATGTGGATGGTTTCGGGTTTTGACAATCCACGAGCTGCCGATCCACCGGCTTTGATGATAAAACGATTGCCGGTGATTGTCTGAATTTCCTCGGCACCATGTTGCCACCTGATCCGCTTGACTTGATTGGCCAAATCCGCGTTTTCCTCAATGATCTGCACAATCGCCCGAAATTGCTCAAGCGATGTGACCAATCTGTGAGCTGTGGAGACTTGCAATGACTCATCCCAATGAAACAGCCCCATGAGGATTCTGGCCATCATGTAGGTGCTTTTGCCATTTTGTCTCGCCACAGTCGCAACCGAAATTGGGTGATGGTAGCGGCCGTCCGGTTTCATCTTGAGCGAGTGCTCGGCCAGCCATTTTTGCCACGGCATAAAGCCATCCGGAAAGATTTGATCAGCGAAATCAATCAGCTCAAAGCCGCGTGATGGCAAATCATTGAGCGGTGAGTGGATTCGTGGAGCTGTT